TGGCAATTCGGGCATGGCGAGGTCAAGGCGACGTGCTTGTGGCTCAAGGGCCTGCCGAAGCTGGAACCTACCAACGTCGTCGCCGGCCGCATCGCCCGCGTCCATCGCATGCCGCCCGGCCCTGACAGGTGGAAAGAGCGCAGCCGCACATTCAGCGGCATTGCCGAGGCGATGGCTGACCAGTGGGGCGGGTATGCGCAAGCGGAGCAGGCAGCATGACCCCCGACGAAATCGACCTCCTCTATGAAAGCGTCATGCTCGCCGCGCCCATGGCGCTGGTGGGCGTGGTGATGTTCCTGGCGGTGTGGTTGTGGCCGATCAGGGGGCGAAAGTGACACCCCGCCTGCTCACCGAGGAAGCAGCGCGCGAATACCTTGCCGGGATTGATCCCCGCAGGATTTGCGAGCCGCTTCGCGTTGGCAGGCGCCTGACATGGGACCGGCTCGCCCTTGACCGCGCGCTGGACGCGTTAACCGGATATAAACCAGACCCCGCGCCCGCTGGCCCGCTTGCGGCTTGGGAGCGGGCCAGTGGTCATAAATCTGCGCGGCCTGTTCTGGACAAGTAAGGACCGCAAGGCCGGCAAGGCATTCTATTACTACGCGTGGCGCGGCGGGCCACTTCTGCTGAAATCGCCCCGCAAGCTGGACTACGCCACGCCCGAACTTCTCGCCGCCTATAACAACGCCATCGCCTCCCGGCGCCGGGGCATTGACGGCATGATGGCCGGGCTGATCCGCGACTACAAGGAAAGCCCCGAATTCGCCCGCCTCGCGCCGCGCACCAAAGCGGACTACCTGACATGGCTGGACCGCATTCACGAGCGGTTCGCGGACATGCCGCTGGATGCGGCCGACGACAGGGGCGTGGTCAAGCACTTCCTCGCGTGGCGGGATGAATGGCGGCGTTCGCCGCGCCAGGCCGATCAGGCCATAGCGACGCTGCGGATGCTGCTTGCTTGGGGGAAGGTGCGCGGCCGGCTGGACTTCAACCGCGCCGAGGGCGTGGGGAAACTCTACAGCGCGGACAAGTCGCAAGGGATATGGACGGACAAGGAAATCGCAGACGCCGCCGCAGCGGCCTCGCCAGAGGTGTCAGCGGCCATGCGCCTTGCGGCGTGGATCGGCCTGCGCCTTGGCGATCTGATAGACCTGCGGTGGGACCAGGTTCACGATGGCTACATTGACCGGCCGACCAACAAGAGCCGGGGCAAGCGGCTGGCGCGCGTGCCGCTGACAGCCGAGGCGAGCGCCATCCTTGGCGCGCTGGACCGGGTCGGGCCGACGGTGCTGGTCAACTCGCGCGGGCAGAAATGGACCGCTCACGGGCTAAGCCACGCCATCACGGACGCGGCCAGAAAGGCGGGCGTTTTGCTTACCACGCATGACCTTCGCAGGACGTGCGCAACGCGCCTCGCGCGCCTCGGTTTCAGCGATCAGGAAGTGGCCGACATGATGGGCTGGACGCCCGACAGCGTGCAGCAATTGAGGCGTGTTTACGTGGACAGGGACGCGGTGATATTGAGCGCGATCCAGAGGCTAAAAGCGGACCCAGAGCGTCACCCGCCTAATCACCCGCCTGCGAAAAAACCTAATAGACCCCGTAGCTCAGCAGGATAGAGCATCGGTTTCCTAAATCGTTGACATTATCATAAAAAACAGGGCTCTAGCGTCACCCGCCAGCGTTTCGGGGCCTCCTGAAATCAAGGCCTTAACCGATGCTTTCACCCGGATTTGGGGCGGCGGGAGATGCCCTCAAAGCCGGTCAATCACCACAGCGAACCAGACCAGCGCGCTTGCGCCTGAGATTGCCAGCAACAGCGTCTTGAGGAACGGCGCGTACCTCATTGGCGCACATGCACCCGGATAACCCGTTCAGGGTAGAACCGCCCGCCAGCTTCCACGAGACATTGCCCGTCGCGGTAGCTCACACGCAGGCCGCTATCAGCCCAGCGCACTTTGCAGTCATGCGCATGGCCCGCGACAAACGCCCACGCGCCAACAGCCCCGACGACACACAGCGCGACAGCACCGAGCATCGCCGGGTTGGTTACACGTACCTGCAAGGTTAGCTGAACTTCGGACGCAAGGCCCAGAGCATGTGCCAGACGATCAGCCAGACGGCGTAGAGCGCGAGGCCGTCGAGGATGGTGTCGAGGCCAATCGACTTGTCATCAAACGGGTTCAGGCCGGTCAGGCGAACGCCGACCAGCCAGGTGACGATTGCAACGTAGAAGAACCGGCGAACATTCATCCAGTTCACGGCGCCCCCCTTGCTTGTGATTTCCAGCCCGAGAATGTTCACGTCCAGTCTCCTATGTTTTGCAAATGGCGGCATCAAACGCCGGAGGCCGCTTCTCCGGACAAGCGCAGAAGATTGCGTTGTTGTGGTCCCCGATTGCCTCGGCGGTCGGGAGCGTCAGCACGTCGCCGCGCGAGATGAGGATCGGCGTCCCCGTGGTGCAGAGCGCCTCTTTCCAGATCGCGCCGCTAGTCGCGGAAATGATATTGGGGGAGGCTTTTGGTTCCGTCTGGCAGCTCGACAACAGCGGTATGGCTGCGCACAGCGTCAGCCTCGCGAACGACTTCATTTGTGTTTTCCTGAATGTTGCTGACAACTTCACGCTCGACTTCGAGGGCCTCACGATCGCGCTTGGCATTGTTCGCCGCGACCGCTTCGTTCTGCTTGCCCTTCACATACTGACGCCCGAGGAAAATCACTCCGAGCACAATGCCTGCGACCTTGATTGCGTCGCGCGCCCACTGAGGTAGGCCCATCCAGATTGCTGCGATGTTCATTGAAGGTTCTTCCCAAATGTCCTAGATTTGGGACGGCGTAGGGAGCGTTTGCACCGCTCACCCACGCCTAACCGCTGAAGCCTTTGTGGAGGCCCCATGGCTACGTCCCGAGTATGTTCAATTCCTGATTGCGGCAAGCCTGCGCAGAGCTGCGGCCTGTGCGCCACTCACTATGCGCACGCACGCGAACGGCAGATGCGTAGATGCGAAATTGAAGGTTGCGACCGCCGATCCGTGACACGGGGTCGATGTGATAAGCACTACCGTCAGCTACTTTCGATTGCAGGGCGGTTAGAGAACCCTAAACGAGGCTGCGCGGTGCCAGGATGCCCCAATCCGCACGGGTCTCTTGGATACTGCGAAAGACACTACGGGCGATACAAACGCCATGGCGACCCCACCGCTGGCATAGCCGAACACGGCGCGGGCGTCGCGTTTGTTGAGACAGTGCTCCGCGCCGAACCAACCGATGAGTGCATTCCTTGGCACAAACCGTTTAAAGGAACGAGCCGCTCTGCTTATCCACGAGTTCATGTGAATGGCAGAGGTTGGCAGGCAAACCGCTACATTTGCTATCGCGTCTACGGCCCTGCCAACAGCGATGTCGAAGCCTGTCACTCCTGCGCAAATAAGTGGTGCGTTAATCCCAAGCACCTCCGATGGGGCACTGCCGCCGACAATGGCGCAGACCGCGTTGCACATGGCACTGTTTGCCGAGGCGAGGCGCAATGGAACTCAAAGCTAACCGAAGACGACGTTAGGGCCATCCGCGCCGCTCCTGACAGTGTCCGAAATGGCGAACTTGCTAAACGCTACGGGGTGGACGTCCAGAATATTCGGTACATCAAGAAGCGGCACACGTGGAAGCACGTGACCTAGCGAAGTGGCCTCGTCGCCTTACGCTCTCCCCAATGCTGAATGATTTCTCCAATAATCATCACCATGAAACCGGAGAACATCTCAGTGATGAGAGGGTCAGATACCGTGCCAAGAACCGCGTTTGATCCGGTCTTAAGCATCCACAAGCGCCCGCCGAGCACCAATACCAAACCCCAGAACCTGCGGCTCTGCCACATCGCCTTCGCGTTAGAAGACCAGTCCTGAGAATTGCGAGTTGCGTCTACAGCGCCGGTCTGTTGGCCGATGGGAACGGGCGGATCTGGCAAACGTGGCGGCGGCGCAGGCTTAACCGGCGGCGGCGACGGCTGGGGAGCCGGATTTATCGCCACCGCCGGCCCTGCGACAGCGGGACCACTCGGCGGCGCAGGAACGGGCGCAGATACCAGCGGAGGGGGGTTGGGCTGGGGGGCTTCCTTCTCCGCTGGCTCCGCATCGCCTGGCGCTTCAGCCGCGACAGGTTCAGCTTGTTTCGCGATCACTTCGGACCACTGTTTCTTGAGAATGTGCGAGGTGTCGGGCGGCTTCGACGTATCGAGCCGCGCACGCATGAGGGTGTCTTCCAGAGACGTGCTTTCGTTCGTGTCGATCTTGCCAGCGTCATCGACAGATAGCTGGACCACGCTGATCGAACAGGCGTTCTCCCACGGGAGGTCGCAGAACAGGCACGCCTCAGCCAGCCTTCGCCGGTAGAGGCCCTTGAGCGGCTTGCCACCTGCGCGGCAGTTGCGCGGGAATTGCAACAGCGCGGAGCCGTAGCTTCCCGGCGTCATCACCTTGCCCGCGTCAGTCACGCCGCCAACGAGGCAGGCTTTCAGGCTTTTGGGTATATAGCCTAGATTGAAGACCAAACTTGCGAGGGCATCGAACTCGCCTTGCGTGAGCGGCACTGTGATCTGGTCCCGCACAATCTGCGCGTGTCGTGCCACGTCTTCGTCAAGCAGTGCGTCGGCCTCTGACAGCGTGATGCGCTTGCCCACGACAGCTACAGGCCCGGTCCTGCCGTATCCGATGGTCGGGATGCCGATAGGGTCGAGGTAGCCGGTAAGGCTCAACCCCTCGAAGTGCCGGATAAGGTCTAGCGCGGCCTTCGACGGGTACAGCTCACTCGGCGGCCTGCGGCGGAGAATTTCTATCGCCATTGTCTTTGTCCTCCGAGAGATCGGCTTTGGTTTCGGTTCGTGCCTTGCGCATGTCTTCGATCAGCCGGCGGCGCGATGTGGTGCGACCCCCGCGTGATCCGTTCTCTTGCGCCTTGCGCCTGCGAGCGTCTGCGAGGTGCATCTTGTAGAGCGCGTGAGGCATGAAGATGCAGATCGTGTCGCCCACCATGATCCAGAATGCGAGGAACAGGACGCCAGCGACGTAAATCCACCAATCGTCAGGGTTCGGGTTCCACGTGAACAGTTGAGCGATGCCGACAAACAGCGGCGCCCACTTCTCGGTCGTGGCAATTTCCTGCGTGGCTTCCGTCTGCGCTGCGCCGCCTGAGACGGTCAAATCCGTGATACGCCGGTCAATATCTGCAATCGCCGTGCGTGCGTTGTCGCGTTCGGTCTTCTGGTCCTTGCGGTATTCATCCGCAAGATCGTCATTGTCGAGACCGTCGCCCGTGATCTTCTCGATGCTGGATTGCAGGTTGGCGAGCTGGTTATCCCGCGTTTCCTGAATGCCCCGTTTTTGTTCTTTGAGCTCGGCAATGACTTGGTCATTGGACTTCGCGGCAACGTCTGCCGTCTGCTCGACAGCAATCGCATTAGACCGCTTGCCCTCAAGCGCCTTCAGGCCAAAGCCCAGCGCATGAGCCACAACCAGCAGCGTTACGACAACGCCGATGACTTTGATCCATGCAGCCTCATGATCCATGCCGAGCGATTTCAGCTTGACTGTGAAGACAAGGAAAATCGCGGCAAACAGCCGAAACATCCAGCCGATGTGCATGAAGAGGTCAGGGTCTACGCCTGAGTTCTCCCCAAGGCCGCGGCTGAAATAGCCGTCCATTTGCAGGAAGCTGAAGAAGATGACGCCGACAATCAGCCAGCCCAAGATCAAGGCCCACGAGCCAATGACCCACTCCGCGGCTTCGTCCTTGGCCCACCGGCCAGCAGACGCCCACTCTGCTTTTGTGGGGGCTCTCAACGGCCCAGCCCCTGAAACTCCGCCCATCTCTCAAGGCCGAGCTGCATCACCGCGAAGCAACCCACGGCCATAAGCACCCATCCGGCGACGGGGATGCGCGACCATCCCGAAATCTTCTGCGTGTCCTGTACCTGCGCAATTTCACGCTTGTGCGTGGACAGGTCGGCGCGGAGATGGTCGATTGCCTCAACCAGCTTCTGGAGCCCGTGGCGCACTTCCTGGCTGTCAGACTGAAGCGACGCAAACTTGGTCCGCATTTCGGTTTCGATAGCTGTCACCTTCGCTGCGATCTGTTCCACGTCTTCTCCGTTTGCCTTGCGCTTCCTGAGCTGTTCGAAGTCCTCCGCAACTTCACGCAATTCACGCTTGAGCGCCTTGAAGCGCTCATTGAAATCGTCATCCATTGTTCCCAGCCTTTCAGTTTAGGGCGTCAGGCTTCCAGCCAGCGCCCCAGCGTCTGCCTTCGCTCGAGGTCTTGCAGTTCCGCTTGCTCGCCAGCCGTGAGGCCGACAGAGCCGTCCTCGTTGACCTTGATTTCCGGGGCGATGAGGTAGTGCCGTAGCTCCTTGAGACGCTGCGAGAGGCGCGCTTTCGCATCGTCAATCGTCTCGTCTGCAAGGATGAGGTCTGCGAAATGGTTTTCTGACGCATCAGGGGCAGGCAACAGCGGGGCTTCCGCAAACACCGATCTGTCCTTGGCCTCGACACGTTCGCGGAGAGCGGCTTCCAGCGCCGCAATGCGATCCTCCGCGCTTGGCTTGATGTCTGCCTGACGCGCCGCGAGGATCGCGCGCCACTTGGCAAGGCCCTCGGCTTCAAGCGCGGCCTTGTCCAGCACGGACCACGCCCACGGAGCAAGCTTGTCGCGCTGGACGTGTTTCGGCTGCTCGAAGCCTGCCGGGTCTTGCATCTGTTCCCAGAGCGGATGATCGGCGTCCTGCCAATACTCTGCGAATGCATTGAGGTCTGGCGCGGGAAGCTCTGCGACCGCTTCCAGCAACGGGACTTCATCCATGCGCAGCGAGCACTTGACGTGAGTGATCACATCGCGTTCGCCCACAACTTTTTCGAACATCCAGATTCGGCGCGTGTTATATTCGGCAGCGATTTGATCAGAAGGGTTGGGCATGGTTGACCTCGTTGAAGTGCGCCGCATCAGCATGTTGGAAACGCCGGTTCTTGAACGGCTCCAGGCGCTCGCGCGAGACGGCGTAGGCGGCATTCTGGAGATCGGCTCCTACATCGGCGGATCGACCATCGCGCTTGCCAGCGGACACATGGGACGCAGGAAGCACGCCGTCATCGACTGCGGCGGGAGCTATCCGGATCAGCCTCACCTGCCCTCTGACGATATCATTCGCGACTGGCGCGCGAACGTCGCTGCCTTCGGTGTCTCGGACCATGTCCGCATGTTCGAAGGCTGGAGCACGGACAGCCGCGTGTTCCGCGAAGCCATTGTGCATTGCGGCCCTATCGGCCTGTTCTTCTTCGACGGTGACGGGCGCTGCGCTGAACAGTTCTCGGTCTTTGCGCGCTACATGCGGCCCGGCTGTGTGATCGTTCTTGATGACTACTGGGTTGACCCGCAGTTCGGTCAGGAGAAGGCGTCCATCGTCAAGGAATGGGTTGATCGCATGACGCTCGCCGGCGTTCTCGGTGAAGGCGAACTCATTGGCGGGACATGGTTCACCACGCTCCGCCGCAAGATCAACTTCACGCACTATCGCAAGGAAGAGGGTTTTGCGTGGATGATGCCCGCTCCCGAAATGTCTGACGGGCTTGTGCGTTTTTTCGAGGACGGCAAGCCGCTGTCCCATGCGCAGGCTTCCCATCACGACATCCGAACGCTCGGAACCGGGCGCTACTCCCATTGGGATTTCCCCACAGGTCCGCGCGTCCTGTTCTCGACCAGCGACAACTCGGACCCCAACACGAACGGGCGGCATTACGAAATCTCGTATTCAATGGAAAAGGTGATAATGTCGCCAGCCGCAGCCGTAACGGGCGCCGCAGCCGTCACCAGCGCGTTGCCCGTGTAGAGGGTGATCGTGGCCCCGCCTGTCGCGACAACTGCAACGAGGTTGTAAGTGTTGCCAGTGGATGCGTCCGTGAACAGGCCAGAGCCGCGCGCCGCGTGCTTTGCGACCCATGTCGTGAACGGGGATGGAAGCGCGATCTGGTAAGTGCCAGAACCGACCGCATCCAGCGTGGCCGCGAAGTTGATTGAGACCCGTTTTCCATTCCGGTGAACTCGGCAGGTCTTGGCGCTCGTGGTTGGGTTAGAGCCGGAGCCGGTCAGCGTAGCCGTTACCGTCTGCTCAGCGTGATCGATCCAGTTGCAATTGTCGCCCGTAGCCGTGCTTTCGTCTTCTGGAACCTCGCCCGAAGCCAGCGTATTGCCTGAGATGTGGTTGCGCGATGCAGCGCCCTTCAGAACAAGCCCGCCCGCGATGACGTTTCCGACGATGCTGTTATCGTTGCCGTAGATGTCCTGATCAGGTCCCGTGGTCGCAAGACGGTTGCCGTAGACACGGGTTCGCGTCTGGATGCCATCCGATCCAGAGAAGTCGATACTTCTTCCGCTACAACCAGAAATCTCCGTGTTGAACATCTTGTTGACGGCGACGATAATTCCGCCATCCGTGACGATATCCGTGATCTTGCGATTGCCTGCTGTGTCTACGGTCGTCGTGCCAACAATTGCAGCGTCGGTCGTGTTGTTCGTTCGCCGCATTACGCTGTTGCTGATCTCGGCCTTGCTTCCGGCGTCGGCCCCATCAAACTCGACACACGGACCAGCGAAGTCATAAATGATGCAATTGACGACGCGCTGTTCATAGCTGTCGGCATGAGCGCCCATATAGACGCCACGTCCGGTGTAAGTTCCGCCCGCGCCGGCCAGATAGATACCATCGAGAACCGCCCTCGTGGCGTTCGTCATGATAAACGTTGACGCCACGTTCGCGGCTTTGGTCAGAATGGGAAGACCGTGCCCGATGATGCGCTGCGCGCTGAGCGGGGTGAAACTGTCGTTGTAGGTGTAAACTCCATACGGGATATGCACTTCACCGCCGACGCCTGCCGCCGTAATCGCCGCACGCAGCGCAGCCGTGAACCCGCTTGCAGTCGTCAGATCCCCAAACCACTGGACCCACACAACGCGGGGAACGTCGAGGATGCGGAAGAACCGCCCGGCCCCGCCGCCGTCGATCGCCAGGACGGTCCCGCCGTCTGCCGTTGTCGTGGATGCGCTGTCATAGAGCCAGAGGCCCTGCCCTCCGTCATTCTCGGAGGCGCGGCCAAGCGTCTGGTAAACCCCGTTATCGACAAGCCCGCTCCCCGCAGTCAGCGCCGTGAGCGCGGCATTGTTTGAGACGTTGATCGGGTTGACGGATGCTGCGCCATCGAGCCCTGCCGGAATGTGGATGGTGTCGTATGTCACCGCCTCGGCAGCGTCCGTGATGGTGAACGCATAAGCCAGAATGGGGCTGACGTAGAACACGCGCCCAGACGCTCCCAGCGTGGCGGGATTGCTCGCAGGCGTCGTCAGCTCCGCATCGGTGTAGAACGTGCGGCGCGTTGCAGTCGGTGCGCCGGCCGATGTCGGAACCCAGCCGTTGACCTTGAACGATGACGCGACTGTGCCGTTGGCTGCTACGGCGGGGATATATACAGGAATTCCGGTCGCGGCCATTCATCGGCTCCAATGCAAAAAAACCCGCTGCGAAGCGGGGCCGGGTCGTTTGTGGTGGGGGTGGGATTAGTTCTTAGGCTTCGGCGTTTCGTCGCGTTGCAGCGTTGCGCCTGCGGACAGAACGCCGAGGCCCATCACGCCTCCCATCCCAGCAAGGAGCTTGGAGCTTCCGCTTTCGGCGGGGTCGAACTTGGCGAACTTACCTCGGATGTTCTTGGGGTCGAAGATCAGAACATGATCTGTCGGGCTGTAGCGGCCCCAGCCGCCCTCGTCCGAGAAGTTTTGCAAGCGGAGCCCGTCGTATCCCTCAGCTTTGGCCTGCGCTGCCATTTCTGACAGCGGCGTGTCGGAAGGGTCGTATTTGGCCCCGTCCATGTCAACGGACTTGATCTTTCCACGGACATAAAGCGGCATCACGTTTGCACCGCGACCGCCGTTCTTTGCGATGTCGCGTTCCTTGGCCTCAGCCGCGCGAGTAAGCGCCGCGTATTCGTCCCAATTGCCTTTGCGCTCAGCCTCCTCGGCAAGCTTGAGGATTTTGGATACAGGCGTATCTTCAGAAGCGAGCTTGGCATATCCTGCCGCCGTGTCTGGGCTGCTCGTCAACCACACGCCAAGCTTTGCGCTCCGTGCGTCTGTCGCGCTGCCAAACTTGCTGCGGTCAAACGCCTCGAAGTCGCTCGCCGTCCCATGATACAGCGGCGTATCGACATCAAACCCCTGCTCTCTCGCTCTCTGCATTCGAGATGGCTCATCCATAGGAAGGGACTTGCCTCCGAAGCCCGCCTGCTCTGGCCTGCGTGGAGCCAGTGCGTTTGTCGGCGGTCCCTGCGGCGTCGGGGGCGCTTGCACGTTGAGGGGGTTCTGCGGAACGCTAGCGACAGGCGGCGCGAGTTGCGGAGTGCGCGGATTTTCCCGGACGCTTCCCGCTGGTGGAACAGTAGGCGGAATGCTTCCAGGCCGAGGCGTCTTTCCGGGAAACAGAATTTTCGCAGCATCATCTGGCGCGGATGTGAGAATGTCCCCAATCGCGTCCAGTTGCTTCTCTGAATAGCCCTGCCGGCGCAGGAAATTCACCATTGCCGACACGGCGCCAATAGCCGTGTCCTTGATGTTGCCGCGCGCCGCGCTCTGGCCCATTTGCATCAGCGCATCGCCAGTTTTTGACGGCCCGGCGTTCAAGGCGACCGCTGTCACCGAATTGATGTTGGGATTGATACGCGCGCCAGTCTGCGAAAGCTTCGCCTCTATGCCGAACTTCTTGATAATGCCATCAGCCGCAGCATTGCCGAAAACAGACCGCAGACGCTTTTGAAAGTCCGGGCTGTTGATACGGCTCGGCGTAAGCTTTCCGCTTTCTACCGTTTTCACAATGTTTCGCAGAACGCCAATCTGATAGGCGCTTAGTTCCTGGCCCGTCAGCTTTGACACTTCCCGTTCAATGTCGTCAGCAACGCCACGGTTCTGCAAGGCGCGCTCGCCTGCCTGTAGACCTTTTTCAATGCGGGGAGCTTCGCCGCCTGCTTCGCGCGCTGTTGCGTAAAGGCTTTGCGTCAAGGACGGGTTTTCGACACCTGTCGCGCCCTGCGCAGAAATCAGATCCAGCTCGCGCAGGAGTGTCTGCCTCACGCCTTCGATGTCGCTGATGCCCTGCCCGTTGGCGAGCCGCTTGCTGATCTCTTCGTCAACAAGCTGCTTCAATTCGTCATAGACTTTGAGGGGCGGCATTTGATCGGCTTGCCCAATCAGCGGAACCGCCTGGTTCTTCACGCGGTTGACGGCTTTTGAATAAAGACTGCGCAGGATAGGCGCGTCCCTGACAATGCGCTCAAGGTTTGCCGTCTCTGCGAACGGTGCAGCCTCCGCCTCTTCATACAGCGGAGCCGCCTTGGCTCGGCTTGTTTTCACCATGTCTTCCAAGGACGCATAAACGTCATCAGGGTTTAGCCCTGTTTCGTCCGCGATGTCCTTAAGCAGGCGGCCCGGCATGCCAGCAACGCGACCTTCAAGAATGGCGGTGGCCTTTTCCGCAGTCGTGCCCGGCTGTCGCGTCAGCGATACAAGATTGCTCAGAGTGTTCTGGCCCAACTCGCCGGTCATCACAGGCTTGTCGCCATACTTGGCCGCGCGCTTCAGGAAATCATCGACCGTGATGATGCCGGAACGCTCAAGCGATCTGCGCGCAGCGTCCGTTGCAATCCGCCGCGTATTTGCTTCTGCAATACCCGGTGCAATGGGGTTCAGAAGCTTGGAACCCACGTTCGACAGCGCATTGATGGCCGGCCGCACAAACGGCTCGAGCAGTGGCATGGCTCCGCCGAAAGCTGAACCAATTACCGCATTGGTTTGGGCAGATTGAGCGCGCTCAGGCGCGAACAGTTCGGGAGATGCCTCCCCACGGTCAAGCGCTTCATTCTCCGCGCCGACGGTATAGCCGTAAAGCCCGCCGGCCGTGGCGCCCTGCAATCCACCGCTGACCACCTTGGAAAGCATGTTGGCGGGGGCGCCGCCCATGCGCGTGATGGTGTTGACGACAGGCGCCGCAAGCTTTGCCGTGGCGCCACCCACAACAACGCCGGGACCAATGAACCCCGTTCCGTCTCCTACCGCTGACCAGCCCGGCTCATCCTGACGCGCCTGCGCGATCTGTTCGCGCGCTCTACCCTGAAACTTTTCATAGGCTTCGCCCCATGAAGAAGCGGGCGCGCCAGGCGAACGAGAGGAATAACGGTTGGCGATCTGCTCAACCGTAGCGTTGATAGCTCCGGCGATCTTGTCGGCTTGCCCGAAGGTCGCTGAATTGGCATTCGACGCAGCCCACGCACTCAGTCCGTCTGTCTTCTCGCGCCCTTTGACAACGGGCGACGTCGGCATGCCATCAACGTAAAAAGCGCCGTTCTTGAGCGAAGAAAGCGGAACCGCAACAAAGTAATCGTTGAAGTTGTTGCCGGTCTTTTTCGGCTTTGGCCTGTGGACGAGAATTTTCGCCTTGTTCGGGTCGTCATCGGTGACGATGTAACGGTCACTGTTCTTTTTCGGCCATGAGGCCATGCGCTTGCCGCTGCTCGGGCCGTACAGGTCGGAAAACCCGCGCATGGCTGAAGCGTCAACGAACTTGTTCTCTGCTACCGGAGAATTTGAGCCCATTCTGGAAACAATATCCGCAGCATAGTTTTTAGGTGCGTTGGGCGTAGCCGATGGCGCTGGTGGCGCCATTGGAGTAGGATTTCCCATACGCGCCAGAAGGTCGGAGGCGTATCCGTTTGACGGTGCAGGCTGTTGCGATCCACCTGCGCCAGGAACGGGCGCAGCTACAGGATCGAGCGGATTAGGCTGTATGGGCATAGGGAACCTGCATGAACGTGGCAGATGTTTTGACGATTGGCATTCTGGGGCTTGTTGTCTGTGTCGCCGGATACAATTTTCTCGGCGCGAAACAGTCCGAACCGGCAAACGATCTTGTTGACCCGAACCAGAGTGACCGCAGCACCTTCAACAGGATGCGACTTCCACGGAATAATCCGCACCTATGGGCCGACCAGATTGAGGACTGGTACGTGCGGATCAAGGGGCACATATATTTTCAATACACGCTAATCGGCGCTGTCGTCGTTGCGCTGTTGATGCACATCATGTTTGGTCACTGAGCCCCCTCAAAGCGCGCCCACTCCGCAACCAGCGCTTTCTGGCGCGGGCTTAGTGCGGCGATCTGCTCATCAGAGAACGGAACTCGCGCGTTCAGCATCTGAAGGAGGTACACGTTGGTTGATCGCTCAATGAAGTCATCAAGCGCTTTCTGCGCTGCCTTGTCCGACTGATTGTAGTTACGCAACCGGGTTTGCGCCGCTTGAGCGGCAAGTCCTTCACGTTCAGATACCTGCCCCGACCCCTTAAGCGATGCCATAGCGTTAAGGAACGCTTCGCCGCCAATCTGATCGAGAAGCGCTTGCGCATCTGCATCAGCCCCAAAGCGAGCGCCAGAAGCGCCCGCCGCAGCTTCGATAGGGCCGCCATACAGGCCCGCAAATCCGGCACTGTCGCGAAGCTGCTCCGCTGTGCCGATAATGTTGGTGAGCTGAGACGCTGCGGCCGGAAGCTGAATTCTTGCGGCCGTCGCCGCTTTTGAGAACTCCGTCACGCCAGAGACGGTTGCAGCGTTCGCCCCGACATTTTCTGGCGATATCACTTGCGTTACTGAAGGGGCGCCGGTGCGCTGGTTGTAGATGTAGGGCACATCTCCCGCCATGAAGGTGCCGAAGTTCTGACGCGCAATAGCGGGGCCGCCTGATTTCGGGTCCACGGCAACTTCTGTCGTGCCGTTCCTGTAGGTTACAAGCATTCGCCCGTCGTCCAGATCCCTGATCGACTGCACGCCGCCATTCTTGAGATCAGAGCCGTCTGCATTGCCTGGAACGCTGAAGACTTCGTCTAGCGTGCCATCTCCATCGAGGTCTTTGTAACCCCGCTGGCCAGCACTCAGGATCATCGGCTTATCGGCGGCACGCTTGTCCTCGTCTTGCTTCAGCTTGAGCATTCCTTGCTCGTAAGCGCTCATTGGCTCAGGCACGACAGGCCCAATCCCCGCCTGCGCCGACAGCGCCGCGATCTGCCCGTCTAGCGCGTCGTCACTGAACTTCGACACGTCCAGCGGCATCTGCGAGACGTCCTGCCCGATGATCTTGCTGATGGTCGGCGCGTTCTGTTGCCACCACTGGCCGCGCTGCGTCTCAGGGAGCGCGCGCTGCTGCTGCATGAGCGCGAGCGTCTGTTTCAGCTTGTCGCCTTCTGCGGCCTTGTTTGTCGCCTCGCGCTTCTCAAAGCCTGCCGGGTCGAAGCCACGCTGAAAGCCATCAAGCGCAGAGGCCAGAAGCGCATTGCGTGGCGGTCCTTGCGGCGGTGAGAACGGACTGCCTGCGGACGGCGTCATTGGTGATGCGGTCATTGGCGCAGCCGACATCGCGCCGGGCTGGTAGGCATCCGCCGAGACGTCATAAGCGGGCGCAGGAGCGGGCGCACCCGTCGGCATCGCCAGCGGGTTCTTTCTTGCGGTGTAAGCAACCATAATCAGCCCCAACCCTGTCCGGGATAAGCAGCGCGCGACGGATCAACATAGCCGGGCTGGCCGTAGGTCGGCGTTCCCGGCTTCTTGAACATATCCCCAAGCGATCCAGCCGCCGCCGAGAGGCCTTGCCCATAGCCCTGATATGCGGACGTAAGCGCATTGGCTCGAGCATTACCCGCCTGCATCATGGCGTTCCCAGCGTTCGCGCCGTAGTTGCCGGCCGCGCTGCTTGCGAGCGACGAACTGGTCTGCCCCATGCCCGCAAGGCTGTTCAGCTGGTTCGTGTAGTCCTGAAATGAGCCGTAGGTGTTGCCCGCCAGCGTCTTCGCATAGCGCCCCTCTGCGGCCCCGCTGATGGACTTGCCAGCCGCGCCGAGGTTGCCCTTGATCTGGTCGAACTGGCCGTCAGAAATCGTCGTCGCCAATTTGGCATAGGGCGAGGCGTAGAACTCCGCGAGCGGGTTGGACGCGCCGCCCATTGCCCCGCCCTGCATCTGCTGCGCGCCGCCCGCGCCCTGCATGGGCTGGCTGGTCGGAAGCTGCCGGCCTTCCTGCTGCCCGAAGTTGGCGTAGTGATACGACGCGAAATCGTTCGCGTTCGGGTACTGCTCACGCAGCTTGGCGTTGGACTTCCAGTAATCCATCACGTCCGGGTTTGAAGCGAGATAGCTGGACCACTGATCGGACTGGCCGTTGACCGCGCCGCCCCCACCGCCGCCATACGCCGCCTGATAGTCCTGCGGCGCGATGCCAAAGAGCGCCGCCAGCTTGTTACTGGCTGCGCCGCCCGTCATGTAGCCAGGAGCTGCAAGCCCCCGCTGATCCATGTAGATTTGCTTCTGAAGCGCAGTCGTCTGGTTGGCAGCGTCCTGCTGCGCTTTGCCAGATTTCCGCGAGCCCTCGCCCGCCAGATATCCGCCAGCTAAGCTTCCAAGTGCTGAAATTATCATAGGCCACATGGTTATGCCGTCCTGATTTTAGAGAAGTTACGGCGCGACGCCTTCGCCATAAATGGCGACACCGATTGATATGCTTGCCGTCGCCGCGAGGCTGTCGGTAACCGTACAGGTTGCGATGTCCTCCGTGGTCGTGCCGATGGACACGAACCCG